ATTTTGTAGTAGCCTTTCAGGCGACGTTATAAAAATGCCTCATATTACTATAAAAGTAAAACCCCTCTAAGAGAGGTCACCACGTGGGATGAGACAAAAGTCGCTTCTCTTAGAGAGATACACAGTAAATCGGATGGCTTCCGAAACTCGCAAGTCTGTGTATGATGCTAGCAGCACTAGCAGGGGGCCTACCTAATTTGGTAGGGGGAGGGAAACATTCGAACCAGCGCCCACTATACGAGTAAGTGGGACGTTAAGAAAGAACGATAGATTGAAATCTTCACCGACGGATTGGTAAAGATCAACCTTGTGTGTCTGGGGATAGTTTAACGCGAAACTCTGAGGCCTCTCTCGCGTAAGGAGGCTGGCGTTGGTATTAGTCATCGAGGGCAGGGGCTTCATGACAGCAAGCCTCCTAGCAGAATTAAACCTTAAGTTGGTGTAATAAGGCATCTCTATCTCATTGACGGCATTCTGAGCCAAAGGAGTGACCATAGAACCATCACCAGCATGACTCATCCTCGCGGCAATATTGTTATAGCTCTCATTAGAAGAGATAGCTTGAAAAGAACTTTGAGGTGAAATGGTTGTAGGTTCAGAGTGAGCGGCCACGTAAACGACACTAGTAGAAGTCCCGACAACAATGCCAGAATTTTCCTGAGTCAAATTAGGGCAACGCTCGGTATAAAGAAAGCCCGACTTGCCGTCACAATCGTAACCAACAGTCTTAGTAGAGCCAGGAATATCAACCTTAAAGGAGGAGTAAGGTGAAGCTAAGACCTTCCATCTCAAGGAACCGCGCCAAGCAACGAAACAAGGAGCAAAGTGGTTAAGGAAAGTAACAGTACAGAAACTGTACGGGACCGTAGAACCACTGACAACAGCTTGCTGGAGAGAATCGGCGTAGGGCCCACGGTAAAACGGGAAAGCGGGTAACTTGAGCCAAGAGTAAGCCAAAGATTCTGGATCACTAGTGGAAGCAGGATTAATGTGGGAACCAAAGGTAGAGTGATAAACGAACCTCTTGAGCAACTGGCGAACAGAGACAATGTCCTCCCCAAAGAAGACATCTGTAATGTTATCAGACTCAGAACCCCACGTGCCAAACATGTGGTCTATGTTTTGCGAGATAGGCTCAACAGCGTCTTGAGGGTCGTCAGCCCCCATAGTAGCACTGTGATGAACAATTTCGTAATGAGAGTCTCTAGCAGCGGCACTATGGTTATAATCGGTTTGAAGGCCCTGTATAGTATCAGTGATGGGATTAGCGAACCTGGCATCATTAAGCATAGAAGAGAAAACGGCAACCTGAACATATTGTTCAACCGAAGCCTCAGCGGGGGTAGTAAGCTCATTGACAAGGTAGCACGAAAGAACTCCATTAGTGAAACCACCGGGAAACTGGAGAGGACCGGTACTGGGACCACCAATAAAGTTGAAATAGTTATTCCCTGTACCAGTGGCACCCGAAGTAGAGAATGGGGAAATGTACCTCAAATAAGAGGTAGGCTGACCCCAACCAACACCAATGGTGAAATCTTTAGTCTCGGAAATGTCAACAACCCATTGCTTGGTGGTATTCCATTCAGGACCATCAGGAAGTGAACCAGAAACTTCTGGACTAGCGATGGGGTCCCAAACGAAACGCAACCTGGCTTTGTGGAAATCAGAAGCGACAACCATGAACCTATATTTCATGGTGCCACCCCAATAACCGAAGCACGAAGCTGTATAAGAGGCAGGAGTCATCATGAAGGCATCTCCACCTGAAGACCCATCATAATTGGAATAAGAAGGGGAAACAGCACAATTCCACAAAAGCCGACCCGGAGCATCCGTCATATTGATAGGAAAAGTGGAGATAAGACACTCACGAGTTACTAAACTTTTAATAGCTAACTCGTCGTCACCACCAACTCCTGTAACAGACGGATCAACGGTGACTTCCTGCTTGTTATCAAGTGCCAGGGTCATAGAATTGTCAGTACTATTAAAGACAGACAAATTTCCAGCAACGCGAGGCACAAAAGGGCTAATACCTTCAAGTACCCTAGGCCTAGAAAAGCCAAAGAGTGCGGCAATGCCTCCAGCGGCCGAGGCAGCCATTTGAGTTGCTTTAGCAAATTTCCCTATGACAGGGACGTTACCAAGCATACCAGCGACCCGAGCAACAGAGGTAGCCATTGCAGACACTGGGGAATTCGAATACTCACCGCTTTGAGGAACGAGAGTGTTAGGATTGAAAGAAGTAGGAATGGAAAGTTGGACGCCTTCGAGATGAGCGAACAACTGGACAGTAATGGAACTAGGAGAACCCATAGCATGATGGAGGTCGAACAGTGTGTCAAAGTTCAACTTCCCAAGCTGGTTCCATTCACCCTCAACTATACGTAGCTTGTTCTCTGGCCACATAAAAGGGAGGGTCATTTCACAACCTTCGGAATTGGTAGGATTGATGTAAGCGTGGGGACGCTGAGAATACATCATGAGTTTAGAAAAAGGGCCCATGCCCTCATCGACTTCGCTCATACCAGGGAGAGGATGGTACGACATGAGACATCTACCGTAATAGAATTGGTTACCGTTAACACGAACGGAAATAACCATCTTATCACAGGAGAATAAACTGAAATTCGCTATTCGGTTAATAACCCTCTTGTTCTCAAGATAGAGAACCCAAGGATTAATCTCAAAGTCATGTGGCACACCAGGTTGCCAAGTGAAAGTGTGAATGTTGAGCGGCCTAGAAAAAAAGTTATCAATAGAAAACTGATCTTCATCAGCCGCGGCGCCTCTAGTATAATCAGATGCAGATGGTAGATCATAGCAAAAGGGCTGGGTTGCATCCTCGAACTGAACGGTCTCAACCGTCTGAGTTGGGGGTGCGGTGCTAACATCGGCGGGGATGTTGGCGGTATCGGAATGATAAATAATGTTAGAAGAGGACATGGGTCTGTCACCATGTAGACATGTAAGAAACATCATATTTGTAAGTAGTGTGGTAGTACCTTACCAGGGTGATAAGACCCCAAGCGTCGTGCGAGGTCCGGTAATTTTACACGACAGGGAGTCGGCCCCTACACCGACTCGGCTTAAAAGAAAGGGAAAAGAACCCCGTAGGGGGGGTGGAAGGATTGTTGGTTCATAAAAGAGGTCCGCGGAACCAACTACGCGGATGGAGTCCTATTAGGCCTCCAATAAGAAATCAGACGGCGTCATATCAACATACTTACTGACGCTGTCGGGAGCTCTATAGAGCACGTTCGACTTACATGACACCTTAAGTCGATTGGTGAGCTTGCCATCATCGCCCATGTAGAAAATGCTATCGCCAAATCTACAGCCTAGGATATCCTTCCAGGAAGGAAATTCTTTCCAATCTATAGCTGTAACTAGCCGACGCTCGCCAGGACACCTAACTCGTATGCCTTGGACACTCGGATGAGGGGGCAAAGTAACTCGCTTGGTAAAACTAATAAAGGCCTTGACGAATAGGATATAATCTAATAGACCATAGAAAGAGATCTCCCTAAGCATAGACTCAAACTTGGAACACAGCTGTTCTACCCAAGTATCCGACAAGTCGTCAAAAGATTTGAAGTCGGGAGTCTGAAGAAGGAAAAAGAAGCACTTGCTTATGTTGGACTTGAGCAAGACGCCAAGATGGACATCTGGATTCCCGTCTAGACCTGGGAAAGTAACGATAGTTCTTGAACAAAAAGACCAGTTTGGGTCACTAGGGTCTTGACGAAAGTTGAGAGTGTTAACCTCAAAACGGATCCTCTTCTTATCATCGGTTAAGATCATGCCCAGCTTCTTAGCCTGAGTCGGAAGATCAATAGCTCTAATAGCATCGCCAAAGTCTGTGCCACCAGTAAGGAGGCGAACGAACTCTCGAGACTCATCTGTATTCTTCAAGGCAAAGACGCTATCATCCCCATAACAAAGGAAGAAAATGATGCGAGACCAATTTCCCTTGCGTAAAATAAAGTCCTTAGCGGGCTTACGAGCAGGGTCTGATGAAAGCGACATGACTATAAAGGTATAGTTGAGAATAAGGTTGCAAAGGCAATTGAAAGTCGTGGTAGCAGAATGGCCACTAGGGACGCCAGGACTACACAAGTATACAACCCCATTGGCACTAGTCTGAGGCACGCGCAAGGAGTGAGTCTGAGCTACGAACTTGTTAAGTTGTTGAGACCTCTCCTGAGGGTCATTTGATACTAAGCCAGCGAACCTATACAACCACCAGATAGACTGGAGAGCTAGGTCCTTGATTGCGGGAGGAACTCGAGCATCGTACTCGGAGTAATCGCAGGCAGTACCGACGGCCCCAAAACCCCCCATAGCCTTAATCAACCTAGGGAGGCTGGTGGCTATGTCCATACCTACAGCATGGCCAAGCTCGCCGTTAGTATTGGGAGTATCATAAAACGCCTCTAATGGATAAAGCGCTTCTCTAACAGAAATCCTATTGAAGAGGCTTTCGTTATTGACACCACGCATGGCTTTGCCTTTCTTGCGAACCTCTTGCTTGCCAAATATTTGAGCAAACACGGCAGGGGCGACACCGTCCTTAGCCTCATCGTTGACGTGGTCTACCATATGCCCATAGGCAGTAGTAAGGAGAACTGCCCCCTCAGGGGTAAAGCTCTTGAAGTCTTTATTCCTCTTAAGTACAGACCCATCGTTCATAGTGAGTTTAGAACCAGCCGAACTAGAGGCGTTGTGACTAAGTAACTTCATAGTAGTGGGAGAATTCCAACGACCAAGCTTCTCCATAAAATCCGGGTTCTTAGAGAGGCTGAGGTAATCCTCAGATAAACGGGCTCTAATCAAGCTGTAGACGATACTTTGAACAGGGCCAAAATGCTCGAAATAGTCATAGCCTGATGTCATAATAGACGACATGAGAGGCTTAGCGAGTTCAGAATACTGAGTTGAACGTTCTATACCAGCGGACTCAAACTCAATATCTGTAGGAAAGGGCTTGAATACGTGTTTAGTAATAGGACTAGCCTTAAACGTCTCAGCACGAACTAGGCCAACATGTTCAGCAGTAGAACAACACCTGACCGCGTTAAGAAGCTTGTTGTCAGGGTGATTGTACCCTGGAGAAGTATCGCCAGGAGAAACTACTGAACCATGGGGAGGGATGGTGATGTGAGAATAAGTGACAAGGTTCCGAGAGAGCATATAGTCTTGGTCGTCGTAGTCGAAAACGGTTGACTGGAACACTTTCTCAGCTAGAAGCTGAGAATCTCTCAACAAACCAGAAATGTCGACAAAGTCGTTACTCTCGCCATTGAAGATAGGAGTGATGATTGCATCAATGTCACTGCCGCCAGAAACACCACTATGAATGCCAAAAGGAACATAGCGGGTACCGTAACGAAGAAAAGCTGGTGATCCACTATCTCCTTTACTAAGGATGCTATACTGCTGGCGACTCTCGCACTCACACACGAAACTAAGACCTTGATAGGTTCGTTCGGTGCGAATGATAGTGAGATAGATGACATAAACATCATCAATAGGATTGCTAACGTGACTTTTGCCATTCTGATCAGTATGCTTAGAAGTAGCAGGAACGAACATGACCAAAGATTTACCAGTGAGCATAGGAGTGGGATCTAACTGATCAGGAAGGTGCATATACTCTTTGTATAACGAACTCATTATGCCCTCGCGAGCTGCTGTGTTAGTGAAGTAATAAATAAAGAGAACAGCATCACCGCAACCGGGGCGGAGTACTTCTACGTGACTACAACACTCGACAAGCTGATATGGTCGAAAATGAGTAGTCTGAGAACTACTGTTGACTCGCTGATATAGCTGAAGAGGGTAGCATACAACTTTACACTCGTCGATAAGTTGTTTGGCCTGACCAGGCGTAGTAGGATGAAGTCCCTTGGGTATACCATAGACTCCAGAAAGGTCGGTAGCATGAGCATTGCCAAGGAATACTACAGCCTTAGGACTGGTATGAATCCTATTAATAGTAGCGATCTGACAGTTCGTTCCAAGCTTCACTAAGATCTTGAAAGTGTGCTTCCGAATATGAGATACGGTATCCTGGTAAGTGAGGGAATGATTGACCATGTTAGTAGGGATGTTATGGCGAGCCCCTTTTTCTAAGCTAACAACGCTCTCCCACTGAGCTTTAGCATCTTTAGGAATATCAGTAAAGGTTATGGTCTGAACATCGTCGCTTCTCTTCTTAATACCGTCAGCAATATTGTCGGGGGTAGCAGGATCTATATAAAGATCGTACTTCTTATCCCGCTTCTCAGGTGGAACGGTATGAGCGACTTCAGTGGGGCAAGTATGAAACTGACTAGAGCCCTGTTCGATGGAGGTAAGATACCTTATAATCTTATAAAAGGCAAGGACTCCCGCGCCAGTCAAAAGATAGGTTGCAAGCTCAGGAGCCATCCCAGGCGGTGCCACTCTACCAACGAATCTAGGAATACTAAACACTTGATGGGTGTAGTGATGGTCTAGGCCTTTAGTGTGGGACGAATAATGGAAGAAATACTCATTGTGAGCCATGATTAACTTGCACGACAGCAAGTTGAACTCATAGTCTGAGTTGTCGAGCTTCTGAGTATCGCGAGACATCCTTCCAACCAGAGTCCGTTCACTAAAAAACTTGAAGTTAGTTATGATCTGGGTAATGGAAGTGAGGACGTAGCTAGTCGTCGAATCAGTTATCGTATTAGGTTCAGGCGAGACGTTAACTGCAAGATTTCTTGAAAACGAATCAATGAAATAATCACCAGTCAGTGAATCGACGTTTGAGATCCTAGAGAGCACGGTAGCCCGGCTAGCTCTCACATCGTCCACGAGATGGGCGTCCTTAATAGGATCCGTCATGGTGCAAAACTTCATGTAATACAAAACCCAAAAATGGGCATTGTTGCAGGAAGCGGTGTTGAGTGGAGACCTAGCTTCCAGGTCAGAGTAAGCACCCGCAGAATCAATCTTAGAGTTATAAGCAACTAAATGTAAGAATCTAGTCCTGTAAACCTGACTACACGGTAGAACTATGCCAGAAGCAGAAGAACGAATACTAACTGGCCCAAACACCTGGCGTGTTACGTTGGGATGCATATTACTGCAGTATACATCGGAAGACCCTTCAGACTTGGTAGCCATATCATCAGAAGCATCCGAAAAACAAGGGTGTTGAGTGGACGCAAAATAGATGTTAGCTATCAATCCGGGAGGAGCAATAGAGTAAAGGAAACTAGCAAACACCCGGCGCGTTATGTAACGAGAAATGGGCATCCACACCATCCTGAAATGGCGAAAAACGAAGTTGTCGAAAAGCAGCAGGAGAGCTGAGGGGATCCTAAAGGATAAGAATTGGGCTATAAAGTACCTCCAAGAGAAAGCAGGGCTCTCAAAAGTATATACTTCGCTCAAGACCTTCTCAAACTCAAAGGAACATCTCGAATTGATGTAGGAATTAAAGGTGGAAAAGTCAACATCCTCGCACAAGACTTCTTTAGTACCTATATGGGATAGCTTAGTAGCAGTGCCTGAACGGGTAAGTTGTGAAAGGGAGGAAATCTTAGTGGTGAGGCACTGGGTAGTGACAACACTACATATGTTAAACCAACGGGCAAAACAGACACGACCAGATGGACAGGTAAAAAGGATGAACAGGCAAAGAATAAAGGAAACGAGCCTGAATATAATAGGAATGAAGCACAACGGGCCGTAGGAGTAAAAGCTAATAGCAAAGCTAGTCAGGGCTGATCTCCACCCCCCCAAGGTACGGAGGGATAAAGCAGACAAGAAGAGCCCCGTAGTAAGCCAAGAGGAATCATCATATCGAAAAGCTCCAGGTATGTAATCCTCCCCGAAAAACCAAGATGATAAAACGCGGAAGAGCTTGCCGGATAATGTAGAGCTAGGAGCATCAAGAGAAAACCTGGATTCCACTGGGTGGAAATTAAGGAAAACAGACATAGCAGCACCAGGTTGGGTGGTAATATAATGTATGTACATCTTAATGTAATCTCGAGATATCTTCGAATCCATTTCCATAAGGTTAGGACCCAAATCAGGCGTATCGCCATTGCCACCAAGGTCAGCAAAGTGTTGTGTCATCCTAGCCTTAATATTAGTTACCTTCTCTCTAAGCTTACTAAAGTGGGAGGAATGATAAGTAACAACGTGGCCCGAGCTATCTCTCTTATAATGAGAGGGCTTAAATGGCTTGAGCTCATCACAACTGGTGTTGCAATGACGGCAGAAATATTTACCACTAGACTCGTCTAACTCCATATGTGTGCTCAAATGAGTAGGTAGAGTGTAACCGGTGCAGGCCGTATTCTTAGAGTGCAAATCTACTCTGGGTTGAGAAGAACAGTCTAAAGCGTTTACGTAGCAATGAATCTTCCACATGCTAGAGCATACAAGAGACTGTGTGAGGTAATACTGAGAGAGAGGCCAGTTCTTTTCCTTGTCAGCGCAATCGTAAAGTTCCTTCCAAATCAAGCGAGCGTCAAGAGTAGTACCATCTCTATCCGAGAGAGAAATCGATGGATTCATCTTAACATGAACTTCGAAAGGGGACTTAAATACGGCCTCTCTAAATTCCTCACTAATAAGGAAGGCGACCATGGCGTAAGGGCCCATGTCGAAAATAGAACAACATGAGTTTCCCTCAGTAGATTGAAGCTCACTAATGTAGCTTAAGTAGGAATTGAACGCATCTAAGAAGGTGAAGGAGTCATTAGCTTGTTGATCCAAGTGAGTCTTGAACTCCTCATTCTCAACATAAGGGTACTCATTAAGGAAACCAAAAGGGTAGTTGACTAACGTCTTAGGACGATTATCACGGTACCTGTCAATAACAGACTGAGTAGTAGTAGAAGAGACGAGCATGAATGAGTGAGCGGTGAGGGCATCAAAGATGTTATACGTAATAGAATCACCATCAATTTTCTTCTCTCTAGACTCTGCCTGATTAACCATACAGAATAGGTCTGTAGAGAGAGGATGGGAAATGGGTTTCGAGAAGTCAGAGAGTAAGGTCTCAGCGTGGTGAGAAGTAACAAGAGCGTCGCCAACAAAAGAGTACAAAAAACCTCTATAAAGTGACGAAAGAGCTGACTTATTGGGACCAGGGTCTGAGCTTGGGAAATGAATGACTTTAGACGTCTGAGAAGCTGTAGGATCCCACATACCGGTGCGAACACCTTTCGAAACGCCAGTGGGCGAGTAACAACTGGTGTAAATGAGTTGGCACATGCCAAATGATCCGTCCTGGCGGTTCTCATGGCAAACTCGATGATCAACTTTGACCTCATTCTGACGAGAAGAAAAGAGGGGATTGACCGCAGCGAGCATAGTAGTATTACGTCGGTTAAGGGCTTCAGGGTTGTTCATGTGGTGCCAAAAATCAGTGGAATTGCAAGTGCCAACAATCTGGCCTATATGAAGATACTTGCCCTTGTCCTTAATTGCAGCGCCATCGATACGCATATTACCGCCGTTGCCGGTATTCTCCATGATAAACAAAGGATAGTCTGACTGTGGACAAGACATCTCAGAAGCCGGAGTCTGTGCCTTCTTAGCTTCAGAGGTAGAGCCAACCTCATTAACGGTAAGGCACCAAGCGGCGTGTTTAGCAGAGTACTTAACGTCGTTCTTAGCCCAGGTAAATATGAGGGACCAATACTCTTTAAAAGAATGGTTTAATCTACCGGTGGTAGCCAAATCTTTCCCTTGCATAAAAGCCAACTGCATGGATTCAGAGGTAAT